TCTTTGCTCATACTTATAAATATAAATTGTTTAAAATTGTTTATAACGTAGCTTGTAAATCTAAATCATTTTGTAATGCTTGACTATTACTTACATCACTTTCCACAACGTATGCTTGTACGGGTGGAGCTTCTGCTTCTATTGCTCCAAATGTAGGTACGGGCGGAGCCTCTGCTGTACTAGGAGATGATGGAGACGCCCCACCACCTGATTGTCCTGGTACTTTAGTTCCTATTATTTGTTTTACACTTGCTAGACCTTGAGCAATAACACCTACCGCTGCAATTGTTCCATAAATACCACCTTGTTCTAATGCTTTTGTTGCTCCTGCGTATGTACTCATTGTAGCATTAGCAATAGATAATGCCTTACCTGCTTGAGTTTCTTGACCTATCAATGCAGTTATTCCTGATAATGCTCCACCAATAATTGCTCTTTTTTGGTCTTGTAATGCTTGTTCTTGTTGTAATTCTGCTTTATCTTTAGCCTCTTTAGCTGCTCTAACTCCATCATCAATAGTTTGTATTCTTGCGTCAAATTCTTTTTTAATTTGTTCTAGTTTAGCATTTTTTTCTTCTTCAACGCTTATTGTTACTTCTGCTAATCTCATCAATCTAGCTCTTTCCCCCTCAATTTCTAATTTTTCTTTAGCAATTATATCTTCTCCTATTTTTTGTAACTCTAACTCATTGTCTATCCTTTCCTGTAATAAAGCGTTGCTTTGCTCTGTACTCTCTTTTTCTAATTGTGTTTTTCTGTGTTCTGTTTCTAATGCTGCATTATCTAACTCTGCTATTTGTGCTTTTAAATCAGCATTTTCTTTTTCTACCGCCATACGTTGACCTAAAGCTCTTTGTTGTTCTTTAATAGCTTCTAATTCTGCGTCAACTTGTTCTTGTGCTATTACTTTTAATTTTTCGTTAGCTTCAATTCTATCATCTATGCTTTGGCTTATATCATCTCTAATTGCTCTTTGTTCTTCTGCTTGTTTTTCAAACTCTATTATAACTTCTCTATGTTTAGCTTGTAATAAACCTAAATTAGTTGTTGCTTTAGTAACCGCTTCAGCTTGGTCTAATACTGTTTTTACTGTTACATCTTTAAACGTATTGTTAAATTCAGTAACAACAGCTTTACCTATATTATGTATTTCATTAACACCCTCTTTAAAATCTGTTATTATGCCTTTTCCAGCGTCTGACATAGCTCTTGCTGAATCTTCTATTGATTTTTTAGTAACTGCAAGTTCTTCAGTTAATTTTTTTATTTTACCTAAATCTTTACCACCAAGCCAAGATTTTTCCCAAGTTAGCTGTGCGTCTTTAATTGCAAGTATAATTAAATTAAAAGCTATTTTTAAAGGTTCAATAGCTAAGGTTACTACATTTTTTACTATTCTACCTAAAGCGTCAAAATTATCACTAGATTTACCAACAAAATTTACTATATTAACAATAGTGTCAGTTATTTTACCAAACACAACACCAACAACATTAAACGCAGTTGAAACAGCGTCAGCTATTTTTTGGTTTTTCATCATAGCTTCAAATAAACTATTTACTATTTTAGTAATCAAGGCAAAACCTGCTGCTTTCATAGCTAAGCCAACACCCTTAAAACCACCCTCTAAACTCTTTGTTCCCTGTGCTGCTTTTTTTGATGATTCTCCTACTTCCTTAGTATCATCGGAAATCTCATCTATCTTTTCTTTTATTTTCTCTAAATTATCTAACGCTTTTTTTACTTCTGCGTCAACCTCTATTGTTACTTTTTCTGACATAGCATATCTTTTATTCTTTTTAATGTTTCTTTTATTGTTGTTGGGTACTCTTGTGAACCCGTTTCAAATGCGTATTTCTCCCCTTTAATCTCTAAACTTGTTAAAAGCTCTATTGATATTGGCATTAACTTGCCTACTTCTTTTATATATTTTTCTAATTCCATATTAAATAACTTGCATTTTGAAATGTTATGTTAGTTGGATCTGATGTATCTTGATATAAAGCAAACTCATTAGTTCCCGTTCCAGGAAATATCATTGGAGAACTAGTTATATTAAATTCAGCTACCCAAAATACTAATTCATTTGAACCACCCGTTACTGTTGGTTTCCAACTATCGCCAACAAAATTGTTTAGATTGACTGTTGGACTTGTAAATGCTGATTCTTTAGTTGTATTTAAAACTTTACCACCATTAGTTCCTACATAGTTTGCTCCTAGTGTTTTATCAGATATAACTATTTCATATTCAAAAAAACCTACTCTTTGTTCATTTGTTCCATTTAAAATAGTACCTGTTAATTTCATCTTAATATAACTTGTAACAAACTTTGGAAAAGTAACAGTATCTATATTAGTTCCTTTATATGCTAAATAAGCAACTGTTGAATTGTCATAAGTAGTACAATCACAAAAAAGCTGTATAGAGTTTCCATAACCTAATGATGTAGGGTAGCTATTTTGTATTGTAGGCAAAGCACTAGGTATAATTGCTCCATAAGAATCAGGTTCATCAGGTGGATTTACAGGTGGCAAAAACGAAACAGTAAATGAATTAGATGGTTCGCCATAACACAATCCCACTCCTGTTGTTGAATTTTGTTGAACAAAAGTCCAATTTTCGTTATATTCTTCACAACAAACATTAGTTACATTTGTTGATGATGAACCCGTTGCACTATCAACATAAGTTACTTGACCTGATGATGTTACTGTTCCTATTAACCCACAATCATTTGGAAGTTTTTCTATTACCTTTATTAATTTAACTTTTGTTGATTTGTTGCCACCTACTAGATAATTACTAATTTCTAAAACTCTCCATAAAGTATTTTTTATAAAAAATGTATTCTGAAATCCACTTCCTGCAAAACTTGATATATCTTGTTCATTTAAATTAATATAACATTCCATTATCCTTGATTCATCAGATGTTAGTTCGTTCAAGTAACTAGCCCAATAATCATTATAATATCCATGCAAAGAATAAGTATTGCCAAAAAAATTAAAACTAAATCCACTATTAAAATAAGGACTGTACCAAGTCCAATGTAGTATTTTAGTATTTGCAGTAATACCTGATCCTATACTATCTAAATTATATTGTGTGCATAGTGGAAATTTAGTTACTGAACCATCGTTATCATCAGACGGGTGCTTATCATTATTCATTAAATAGTTATTACTATAAATAAAAAACTTATATGCACTACCAAAAATTCCACCACTAGGCAAATTAACAGTAATAGGTGTTCCGCTATAATAATATATTCTAGGTTTTTGCTGTTCTAAGGGGCTTCTAGTTGAGTTTTCATCAGCTTTAAACAAATATGCAATAGCAACTTCAGGCGGTATCATTGGACTGTTTAAATTTCCTGAGTTCCAACTAGATAAACCTTGTGCTATAAAAGGCGACATTATAGAAAAGTTTTTAAACTCCCCTTTTGCAAATTCATTTAATTTTTTTTCTTTATATGTACCATAAACTGTTTCAAAAGTTTTAAAATATCTACTGTTAAATATATCCTCACTTTCATTATCTCCAAAAATATATCTCTTTGATTGTAGTTCAGTTGCAGGTTTTATAACTTGTTCTTTTGACAAATCAAGTTTATCAGTCCAATATTGCGTACTTCCTAAATTAACATAATCTTGATATGGTTCTATAATTAATTTTTTTTCATCTTCTTCGTCTGTTTTAACAATTAGGTTAAATCTATTTATTAAATCTTTTACAAAATCCTCTTGCAATACATCAGGCATATTATCAAACATAGATACAATGCCATTTTCAAAACCATTAGTTATAGCCATTTCTTCACTAGGCAAAATCTGTATATTTAAAGCACTTACAGTTG